TTGTAATGCTCTAGTAACTTGTAAATCAGCAACTGTTGAATCAGATAATATTGCTGTATATCCTAGGTTTGCATTTCCGCCTTGGAAATTGCTTGTATTAGGAGCAATAACTGCACTATCCCCGGGGGCATTTAATGTTATCGATGTATTGCCAACATTTACAACCGGTATATTAGTTGTTTGTTTTGGCAATGTAATTAATTTATATTTTAATGCTTGAGTTTCATCTGGCACTGCTTCTGTTACAGGCATATTTTCTATAATAGTACCATAATATGAAGTTCCGAGTGGATGATCTGGATTCCATAATGAATAATCAATTTCATCATCTCCTACTGCAAACTGAGTAATACTAAATGCATTACCTCCCTTAGCTAAAAGCTCACGTCCTTTTAATGTTAATATTGCGTCGACGGTTACGCTTGAATTATCTAAATATCCCATAATGTTTTAACCTTATTTTATATAAATATACATGTTATTGATTTTGATGTTAAACTAGTACAAAACTTCCTTGTTCACCATTGTTTTGATAAATCAATTGATTTGGATTAGCAGATCGCCATTCTACGACCGGGCCTCCGTCAATTGTTTGCGTTGAATTTATATTAAATGCAGGACTAGTTAATTTAGATCCAGCATATCGTTGATTATTAACACCTGCAGGTAAATAATCTTGTACATCAACACGACTGCCTGTCCATCTTGTTTTAACTGCAGATCCTGTAATATATCTAGTATCAGATGCTAGCAATTTAATTGTCGAATATACTCCAGTTAAATAAACAGGTAATTCACCTTCACTCATCCAATATGGTGTAGATGCTGTTATATAAGTACTACCTGAATATATTAAATAATCATAGCTATACGTTGTGCCATCATATTTTTGATGATTAGATGAAGTTAAGAATCCTTGTAATTGATCATCATCTTCTGCCGAAAGTTCTAAGACTTTTCTATCTAATTGACCTAAATATGTTGGATATGCAGCTGACGCGGTCGGTGATATATTGTCAATTATACAAGTATATGAATTATCAAATCTTTGTACTTTTGGAAGTATTGTATCTTTACTACGTTCTAAAATATTTGGTTGAATTAATATGCCTGTTAACTTATTAGTTCGAGCCGGTAATAATTGGTCCAATTGTTTAAAGAATGATAAATCAAACAATGTAAACATGTTAATATATGTATTGATATCATTTTTATTCGAATATTTTTTCCAATAAGACTGAGCAGCTTGTACTAGTCTCGGATATGAGTTTAATTCAACACTACCCGGGTCACCAATATATTGGTCTAATTCAGTAAATCCTAATTGAGCAATAATATCCTCATCAATCATAGTTTGAGGAGAAAAGTATACGCCTATTTTTTTACTGTCTAATGGTGCTTTATCAAATTGACTTCGTTCGGCTCTAGTTTTAACATCTAATGTTCCTACTAATTCATTGTCTTCTAATCGTATTTTATTGTCATCAAATGTGCCAGCTCCTAATGATATAGAATCATAATAATATGTTTCTTCAATTGAATCATATGGTGTCGATAATGTCCATCCAGTAAATGACGCAGAAATTGAAGATGTCTTAGGTTGATACCCACCTAAACTACTAGTTAATGTATGATTAATCTTTTGTGTTAATGGTAATCGAAATACTAGTTCATTATATGCATCTATATTTCCGTTATATGCTGCTGGTGCACTAACATGATTATTAAATGCTGAATCTAATAAACTTGAAGACCAAAATCTTAATTCTTGTAATTGTCCAAAAAGTCTACTTGCTCCTGCAGATGTACTTCCTAATGTTAATGATGCTGAAGTAGCAAATGATGCTGTAGCTGATGCTGATACTGCGGCTATAATTTTACCATATTTAGATTTCTTGGTTATTAAATCTAAGTTAGTACCATTTGTGCGTAACATAGTAGTCAACCAACCACCATCAAATAATTCAATATTTCCAGATCCGGTACCATTAATTTTCATAGTACCTTTAGTACCACTAGTATAATCCAACGTTACTACATTTGATCCCACAGTAAATAAATTCATTGTACTAGGCATCGTTGGATATTTAATAACATCCATTGTACGAAACCGCAATTCTACAGTATTAATTGATTGTGAATAATTTACAGTAACAGTTCCTGCACTACTACCATTTAAATCTAATGCATAATCAAAATTTAATTTTTTATATAATGGAGCTCTATCTAATCTAGGACCACCATATTCATTAATACTAATAAATGATTGTGGAATACCATAACAAGATAATAATGCCTGAACACTTCGTTTTGTTCCTTTAGATTTAAGTAACAACGGCAAGTTATTAACAATACGACGCCATATGGTATATGTCATATCCCGCCCAGGTACCGAAGGATCGCCTACTGTATTAGAGCCTGTAAGTGGAATACCTGCTTCCGACGTACCTAATACATATTTCCATAAATCTTGTGACTGATTTCCGTCTGTTAGATTCCAACCAAATTGTTTTGCTACAGAATATAACAATTCATTTGGCATACCTAATTTAGGATTTTCTACTCGTTTATTAATTAACGACATATGATTAATATACATGTATAAAATATCATAATGATGTCCGAGCATATTAACAAACGTAGATAGTTGCTCATTATTATCATCAAATCTAATATATTCTGGTATAGCATATATTAATGCATTCGAATTTAATGAATCGTATAATGATGCTGTTGCATATAAATTATTATACCACGATGAAAAATTAGTACTATTAATAGCAGCTAACGTATATGGAGTTGTAGCATTTGTTTTTGGTACAGGAGTTACATAACTTCCGGTAATTTGAATAACATTCGATGATTCTCTAGGTAAATCATATGTAGTTAACATGGACGATGACTGATAGTATAGATACTGTTCAAATCCGTCAAATCCACCTATTAAATTAGTTTGTAAATTTAAAAAATCTTGTGCATTTGTAATAGCAACGCTTCCAGAGATTAATGCTACTGCTGCACTTTGTGACGTGTAATATTCTAATAATTCTAGTTTGTATTTAAAATTAGCTAATCGTTCAGTTGCTGAACTATAAAATATAAAATTATTAAAATCAGCATAGTTAATGTTTAATTTCGTGGCAGATAAACTTCCAGAAAAATATGAATCTACTAGTTGTTGTGACGTTTGAGTTGATGTTCCCAATAAGTCATTCCATGTTTTTAATCCAGTATCATTTGATGTATTATATGCATATGATGCTTGCCAATTTGGCCCTGATAATACTTTCGGTGGTTGTATTACGTTATCTGATACTATATTAATTTTATCAATATACGGATTTTTTAGTTCCGCAACTATCCAACATTTAAAATTAATATCAAATTCAGCTGGTAATTGTTCTTTTAATTTAACATATATGTATTCATCAATTACTACACTGTTAACAAATTGTATAGTTTGATTTCTACTAAAATTTAATAAGTATGATATAAACTTTGAATTTTTATTAGTCGATGTTTGTTTTACTGTATCAATAAAACTAGTAATTTCTTGTAAAAATTTAGGATTACTAGAATCAATCGCGCGAAATCTTATTTCTGTACGATCTGGCGATATTTCATCAATACATATAGTTTGTTGTTCATAACTACCAATTAAATTTTTAAAAAAGTTAACAACAATTGTATAATTACCATATGATACTTGTAATGTATCTAGTTGTTTTTTAAGATCTATTCCGATACCATTTTTAATTGGAATTGATTTATTGGTAGTTGTATCAACAAACTCAGTTAATTTAGAAACTTGTTGTATTTTATGATCACCTGTTATCCAAACGTCTGATGAATATACATGTAATTCTAGTCTAGTAGATTCTAGATTATTAAAAATTTCAGGGACTATAGGGAATTGATTAGATTCAAAATATGAAAATAATTGAGTTTCTATATCAGTAAATCGCAGGCCCGATGTTGATTTCGTTGCGAATTGAATTTGGGCAGTATTTTTATATTGCGATAACATTAGCTAGTCTCCCTAGGCATTTCACTTTGGTTAGTAGTAGCTTCCGTTTCCACCGGCGGCAGTGGCGGAAGTTCTTGATTCCATTCGTCTACACGTTTACTGTTATCTGTAATTACCCAATATGATGTTACTGCATTAATTGTATGATATTTAAATTCTTCATTATGCTCACAAACAGCTCCTATAAGAAACGTGTCACCTATAGCAAATTCAGAATTTAATAATACATCATCAACAAGCAATGTTTTTACTTGATATTGAGACATTGCCTTATTATCTTCAGGATATAATCTGTATGTTCTATCAATTCCAGTATCCACATTTGTTTTTATCAATGAAAATAAAACATCGCTAGTTTCATTAGCTACCGATGAATCATATCGATGTTGCAATGCAATTCGAATACGAAGATCTTTTCCAGAGTTTTTAATTTCTTTGCTTATATAATATGCATTTGTATTTTTTTGCGGAAGACCGTCTTCAACGTCATCCATCAATATACCAGAATAAAGACTGCCTCTGTTGATTCGTCTATCCTCACTTGGTTTATATCGAGCATAAATTAGGTCTGTATTTAATTCTAATTCTAAATCTAAATCAGCTGATTCGTCAATAATTGTAGTTGTAGCCGGAAATTTAAAATATCTAAATTGAGTATCGATAACCGGTAAGACCGAGTTATTTATAATTCCATACGTGATGCCTTCAATTGTTAATATAGAAGAATCGCCATCCACAATAATATTGCCAGTAGTATCCCTAGGATTAACAGAGTCATTATTAGAAACTACAGTTAATCCATTAATGATATATTTTGTATCCTTAAATTTTGAAACAATATCTGCCATTATCTAACTACTTTAAAATAAATGTCATCATCGACATATTGTATAGTAAATCCGTCTACTATTTTTATTTGTAAACGATAATACCGTTCTGGTAAAAATCCGTTCATATCGACATGAATAAAATTACTTGTACTATCACAACTTATTTTAGTATAAATATTATCATACGGAATAATGACTTCATCTGTAGCTGCATCTTTAATTGAATAATATGATGCTGTAGATAAAAACTTAATTGTTTCTATAGGAAATAAATTTGTAGGCGATTTTCTAGGATATTTATCGCGTGCATATAATCGAATTTTTGCTACTTCTGTATCCTTATAAGCAGGTTTTAACTGTGTATATATTATATATGACTCTAAGTCTACCGGAGCTAACGATCCTGTTGTAAATGCACTGTTATCAAAGTACATCGTTAACTTAGGAACATATATTGTATGTGTATCTCTACTAAAATATCGTATAAATCCTTTTACATTATCATTAGCCTCATCAGCATCTGAATACTGCAATAAAAATCCGTGATTCGGTATAGTTGCACCGCCACTTCCACTTATCCATATTTTAATAGCAGCAGTAACATCCATGTTGATATCTGTTGTTCTATAAGAAAATGATTCAGATGTTACTAACCCAATAGACGAGCTACCTGATCCAGACTGATACAGATAATTACCACCCGTTCCCGAACCCGTTATATATAATGTGCTTGTACCAACTTGCGTATTACTACCAGAAATCCAATTAGAACCACTTGTAGAACCACTCCACGATGCACCATCACTAGTTAATGATGAAACTGTTCCGGTACCATTGATCCAAGCTTGTCCCGCTATTTTTGCAAATATTGAATAATCTGATGGCAAATTTTTTGCATGGGATGTATATAATTGTAAAATAAATTTGCAATCATTAACTGTTTTTCCATATGTTGATAATGACGCTGAAATTTCAGCCATATCAAATTTAAGTAAACCCCTAGATTTTAATAGTGTGCCGCCATCAGTCCCTAGACGTTTTCCTATTTCAATTATTTCATCTAATCCAGTATTACCTGCTGGAGCTGATTGATATAATGTAGTATCTTTTTCTGCATAAAATATTCTAAACATTTATTTCCTTAATAATTTACAACTCGACCTTTAATATCTTGATTTAAAAATTTAACTTCAAATATACTAGGATCTAATGATGGATAAATAATTCCGTTTTTAGTAGCAGTTAATAAATCATAAGAATTTCCTGAATAATTTAATGCTGTATCATATAAATTATTAAATGTTATATTAACAACATTCATTACTCCTGAAATATTACTAATTGTATTTAGTATATCAGATTTTATAATCGGTTGATTAATTTGCCATTTATCGATATCGAAATATGATCTAACTGAATCGATACACTTTAATAATACTTCATTACTATTATAATTAGATAATACTGTAATTTCAAATTGTATACCTATATTAATAATAAATGCATCTTTGATATTTACAGCATCAGTCAAAATTCTATAATGATCTAAATATGTTTTTAAATTTTCTTTAACGGCCGTATTAAGTGATGTTAATTGTTTATTTTGATCGTAACCTAATATGTACATATTCATTGCTAATGGGTTAGCAATCCTAGACTGTTGATAATCAGTTTGTGATATTTGATCATCGGGTACTATATATGCTTTAGCAACACTTCCAAATTTTGCTGGCATCGAATACGATCGTATAATATAATCTTCACGTGTTACTAATCTATTTTGTGTTGCAAAATTAGCTAATGCATTATTTTTAATGTCCTGCAATGAATCAGAAAGCTTTGCTCCTGTTGCTGGCTCAGGATTATTAACAGTAATTGTAGATTTAATAAAATTATACGCCGGCTGACTTAACGTTGAATTAATATCATCATTAAAAATAATATTATCAATATTAGTTAATACATTAGCAGGAACATTGTCTAGAATGCCATTTCCTACTGTATATGTTACAGTTAATGTAGTATTTGCAGGAGCTTGACCATATGTTCTAGTATATAAAAAATTAGATGGGTCAATATCAACATCTAAATTTTTACGAAAACTAGCTAGACCATTTCCTACATTAGTTGGATTTGGAACTATTTCTTCATCATTATTATCTGAAATACCTGCACCAAATTGAATCTCTAATTTATTATCGCTTCGAAGTCTAGTTATAAATCGTTTAGCAGTTTTCTTCATTTTTAATAAATTAGGAGCTGATGACCGATATATCGATAATTCCGGATCATTTTCTGCCAAATTTGGCATCGATTCAAATATTGTATCTTGAGCTAAATATGGAACTTCAAACCAATTATCACCATCTGACTCAGTAACAGATACAATTTCTATAACATTGATATCAGGTACTATAACAACATCATAAGCAGTAGGACTAGTAAATGTATATGGAATTGTTTTAACATTTCCAGAAACTGCTTTTACTTGTTTTTTTAGTAAAAAATATGTTGGTTGCAATGTTGTCGGATTAGTTTCATATACAGTAACAATGGTTGGGTCAAGTGATGATGAATATGAAAACTCAACTGAATCCAATGTTCTAAATACAGAACTGCCATTATTTTGTTTAATACGCATTCCTGGTTTAATTGATATTGTATAATTAAAATCCGGAGCGACTGTATTACCTGACCCAATCGCCGGCAATAATTGATATACGTCTAACATTACATATGCTGGTATACTATTTTTTGGTGTATATCCTAAAGTTTTTGCAATATCATAAATATTACTTCGTTCAGATGATTGTTCTAATAATGACTCTTTTAAATTATTATCAACATAATACGATAAAACATCCCCTACATATGATGCTAATTCCATGAACAACATCCCTGGAGACGAGTCATTAAAATCAGTATATGTATTAGGAAAATATTGCTTTGTAAAATCTATTAAATTTTTACGAAACTGTCCAAAATCTTTATTAAGATATGATATATCTTTTTTAGTTTCCATAGTATTATATTCCTTTTATTAAACTACTGCTAATCCACCAGCATTGTCAAGTGATACTCCAACCGTTTGTTGTAGATATCCCGATGAAAAAGTAATAGTTACTGTTATTTGATGGTCTAGGTTAGGGTCATCCTCAGCTGTTATTACATCAATATTAATTAATGTTATGTATGGCAACCACTGATTAACCGGTCCTGTTATTGCATCAATAATATCTTGTTTTCGTTCTTCATTATTTGGTTCAAAGATAATATTTAATAAATTTGTTCCATAAGTTGGAGAATTATATCGTTCACCAATTCGTGTTAATAATAAATTTTTTAAATTATTTAACGACTGGTTGTCAGAATCTCGTATCGAATCAAATACACCTGGCCTATCAAATGCTATTGACACGCCTAAGGCAATATCCGGATTGTCTGGCGATACTACTTGAATTTGATATCCCACGTTATGTTATCCTTTCTTTTTATTAATTGCCGCCATTAATTGCGAATAATCTCTCGTCATTGCTTTCGCTACTTCAGGTGCAACTTCATATGTTTTACCTGTTTCTGGGTCTTCCATTACTTTAGGCACCGCAGCTGCTGAGTTATTCATATTTTGTCGCATCATTCCAAATCCTTGAGCATCATTCGATGTCATATGTAAGTCATCCATTCCTTCATTCATAAGCTCTGCAAAACTATTCATAGCACCTGGTTGTTGTTCCATTAATGCATCTGTTTCATTTAAGATATTTGCCCATTTATTTTCCGTAAACTGTACACGTTTCTTTTCTGGTGCTAGTTGTTTAGGTTTGTTATTAACTAAATTACTGTTTGTTTTTGGTTTATTATTAACAATTGGCTGCGAATCCGCAGTCATTTCATTGATTGTAGATTGTAACCCGTCTCGAAGAATTTCTGTTAATTCTTCTTTAATAACTTGTCGTACGGCTACTTTAAGTGCTTTTATAAGTGTTTTTGAATCCATATGATAATTTTATTATAAATATAAGTATTAGTAATTTACGCAGAGTTTTACCATTGAGTAAGTGATGCTTTTGGTCCGTAAATTGTTTGAGTGTCTAAATCAATGTAATAATCTCCTGCCTTACCTAAATCATTTGCCGGTACTCCGCTATTTTGATATACCTTACTCGGAGCTTCGATCAATGAAGTTAATAAATCTCGTTGTTGTCGTAACAATTGTTCAATTGAATCAGAACGATCATCTAAATCAGATTGTGATACATTTTTTTTATTATAAAACTCAGTTGCAACTAAATCATTATAATCAGTATCAGTATCACTATCAGGTAGTAAACTACTAGGTATTTCTAAATTGTCTACATCTCCATTACATACTGCAGATACTTTAGAAATAGCAGCTAATAGCGGCGGCACTAGTGTTTGTAATTTAGATGTTAATGACGCAGGCACAGTTGCAAATTGGTTTAATGATTCAATTGCATTAACAATTGTAGCATCTTGTATAGCAGTTAATTGTTGTGCAATAAATAGCGGAGCTGTAACTGGATTTGAAAGTTGTGCTATTGATATTGCTGTTTTTATTCCTTGCGCAATCCCAACAACATTTTTAACCGTGTCAACAGTTTTTTGTATTTTAGGAATATTCTCTTGCACAGTAGTAAGTTGTTTTTGTATATCCGTTAATTGTTTTTTTATTTTTTTAATCCTAGGATCATCGCATTTTATATTAACAGGTAACTTGATTGAATCTTGTACTGTTTTTGTTACTTGCTCGAGCAATTTATCTGTTTGCGTATCTATTTGTTTTATAGTAAGGTCAACCGCTTTCGCCGGTAACTTTGGTATAAAATCTAATGGTGGTACAATTGCACTCATAACTTCCTTATGTTTTATTTATGTAATATTTTTGACTTAATAAATTTTGTAAATCTCGTTGTGCTGATGCTATATTGGATCGATCTAAGAATGTACCCGACATAGTACCACATTGAATTGGTGTATTCAATTGATTTAATATTTTTTGTAGTACATGTAATAATACATCGCCATGTACCATAGATTGATCAGCAGTATCAGATCCTAATTTAATTTCACCCGTAGTATTTAATATAATAGCTTTTGGCGAATCAATTATAGCAATATCTGTTTTTGCTTTTAAAATAACTCGATCAGCTATTCCGATAAATTGTGATTTATCAAATTGAGTTTCTGCCGGTAGGTAACATGATAATGGATTCTTATTGTTAGTATCACCTAATGATATTGATATTTTTTGTGTGCTAGTTAAATATAATGATGATACATCTTGTTCTATATTTTCGACAACATATTTTCTATCTGTGTTTGTATATGTAGTATTTGATAATATAATAATAGGATCTGTTACAGTTTTTCCAGTCCACGTTGGCTGAATATCATAATCAGTAGTTGGAATTGTACTACTTAGTCGTAAACTATTTCCGTATCGACCTGCTAATAATATATCTCCACGATATGGTTGCAGTATCGGACTAGATCGCTGAACAAAATTTACATCGGGAGTAAAGGTGTGTGAATTTATCGGTAATACATTAGAATTTATTCCAGATCCTATACCTACTGGCGGGAAATAATACCATTGATGTGTTCGTGCATCAGGTGATGTGGTAAAATCATAACCGCGGAATACTAATACATTTTCACCTATAATAGGTATTTGTTTTATATTAGGAAATGCTGGCTTAACATTTTCAATATTGATCGTATTATTATTTTCTCGTACTAATATTGTCAAACAAAATAAATTATTTGAATCAGATGAATTAGTTTGTCGTTTATATGTATTAGTTAAGTTTGATGTATTTTGAACAACTTCACCAAAATAAAATTGTACACCTTCACCTTCGGTATTATACATTTGATGCCTTATCTATTTTTTGTTTTGCTACTGTAATTTTTTGTTGCAATTCAGACTCGGTATGCAAAATATCATCTAACTCATCATGCAATTCTGCGGATAATGTTTGTTCTGCAACACTTAATAATTGTTGTTTTTCTTCATCACTTAACAACCCGTCAGCTCCTGATATGGTTTGTTTTGTTGAAATATAGCGTTGAACAATAGCTGTTAATTTTACAAGGTGATCGTCATTTTTAACAGCGACGTCTAGATATTCTTTGATTAATGGTACAATAATTGTAGCATCAGACGCATTTTTTATTAGCGGCTGTAACTGACCAATAAGTTGATTAATTTGTCGATCTTTCTTTTTACTATTATGATAAACATCGGACATTAAGTCAGCAAACGAGGTACCTTTAAATAGTTCATCATTTTTATCCATAACACAAATCCTTTAATATAAATATCAAAAAGGCAGATTTACGAAATTTAATAGTTCATACTCGCGAAACTTGTCGACATAAATTTGTTTTAATGTTTTAACGACCCGCGTAATATTATTTGTTTCTAAACCCGTACGTTCTCGTATAAAGATATACAATGCTTTTTTATTAAAATCTTCAATGTTTTCTCGAGTTTCAAAAATATGAAGTACCGAGTCCGCAACATGAATATCGATTGGACTATTAAATATATAATTTAGATTATCATGACAATAGTCAATATATGCATCCATAAATTCACGCAATGTTTCTCGCATATCATCATTATGAATTTCCGTAATAATATTTCGTTGATCATCAATGTTTAATTCTATCCCGGTAGATTTTAATTTTGCATATGCCTTTTGATTTTCGGCAATTAAATAATTAAATGATGTTCTTGTATAATAAGAATATGCTTTTCCTGCTAATGGATTAAATTTATTTAAACGTTCTGTTAAATATGTAACTAAGTCAGTTTGTAAATCTACAAATGATGAATCAATATATGTTGGTTTAATTTTATTAATTAAATTTTCAGCCATTTTCATTAATGCTGGATATATAAATCTTCTATAGATTTTCTCACGCAATGCCGGAGATTCACTTGTACGATTATATGCAGCAATTGCTAAATCTGTTATTTTTGTAAAATATATATTACTTTTTTTCTTCGCTCTCGCCATTATCAAATTCTGATTTTAATTGTTGTATAACTTCGTTTAGTAATTGGAATGTTGATCCTGCTTCATCATCTTTTTCAAATGCACCTAATCGGTCTATCTCTTGCATTTTATCGTAACTAGCAACAATTTTTCCATACATGTATTGATTAGTTAATTCTAATGTTTCGATATATTCTAAAATATCCTCAGTATGATCTTGCGTATCAGCCAATGCTCCAGCTAAGAACCATACTCGATATGCTAGATATGTAGTACTTGTAAATAGTCCGATTGATAATATCAATAATGTTAACATGTTAATCTTCCATTTTAAATGCATTAAATAATTCAGTCAATGTTTTTTCAACACCTGGATTATTTTCAGCTAGATTTTTTAATCCATTACTTTTTTGAATGCGACTCTTTTCCGATACTGGATTTGGAGATGTATTTTTATTGTTTCTCCAACGCTCAAATTCAATTGTAGATGCCATATGATCTGCATGATGCAATATAATAGGTAAATTTGTTTTCAATTTAGATTGTGGAGATCTAGAAACAAAATACGGTTTATTTGCATCATCATACATTCCATCATGAATTTTAATGGCCTGATATTCTGTCCATGACATTTTAATATCATATTCTTGTAGCAACCAAATTGAAAGGTCTGGAACCATTGCAAACGGAATATTTGCATTTGATTTATAAAGTTTCCCTTGATTTTTTCGATGCCAATCTGATGTTTCTACTTGATAAACTTCATTACCATCGCCCGGAAAGCCTACCTTTCCTAAATCATGATGCATTGCTGCAAACATTAATTCTTCGGTAGTATAACCAGACATATCTGCACCCATTTCTGTCCAAGACTGATGTAATTTAAATGCACAATCCATTACACGAAGTACATGATCAACATATCCTCCAGCAAATGCGTTATGAAAATGTTCCATGGATGATGCTGGCATCATTATTAATCGATCTTCTAAATCGTCACATAATTTATGTATTTGAGTGTTTCTCGGAGATGAAAAGTTTTCATCAATTCGTCTGCGATATTCTTCCCAATTGGATTTTATTTTT